TTGGATATGATTATACTTGCGGTGCAGTGTGCATCGATGCTAAAGTGATTGAGGCTATGTTTATTGAGCATGCTGAACGCTTTGGCAAGTCTTCTCTTATCCAGGGTGGTGGTGCACCGCAAATGGTTTTAGATGGTAAATCTATTCCACTTTCGATTCCTCACCACAAGTCCCTCTTCCGTTATTTGGAAGATGGGACGGCTAATATATATGGCTCTTTTGCTGGGTTTAGACCCAAGCCAAAGAGTAGTGTATGTGCTACTCCCCTCCAGTCTAAGATGCTTGAGCATTTCCAGACTGAAGTGAAGCATGGGCAACCATGCATGGAGGGCTGGGAGCCTTGGAGAAAGAATATCGTAGAGATGGTGAAACCGAATGTCACATATCGTAAGGATGTGTTGGCACATACGGTGGCTACCTATACTGCTGATATTATTTCTGGACTTCCAGAAGGCTGGGAGAAACAGTTGGTTTTTCTCAGCGACAGAGCAGCGGTCAATGGTGTACCTGGTGTACGCTTTATTGATCGTTTGAACACGAATACGTCTATGGGATTTCCTTGGAATTGCACCAAGAAGCGCTTTCTGCACAGTGATATCTCGGAAGACTACGCACATGGCGTAGATTTCGATGATGCTGTGTGGGAGCGAGTTCGTACTATTAAGGCATTGTATGCTGAAGGTAAGCGTGCTTACCCAGTATTTACGGGACATCTTAAGGATGAACCCGTTACTTTTGCTAAGGTTAGTGCGAAGAAGACGCGTGTGTTCACTGGTGCTCCAGTGGATTGGTCATTGGTTGTTCGATCACGTCTTTTATCTTTTGTTAAGTTGCTACAAGAGAATAAGACTGTGTTCGAAGCTGGACCAGGAACAGTATGTCAGAGTACTGAGTGGGGTCAAATTTATGAATATTTGACTGTATTTGGAACTGATCGTATTGTTGCTGGTGATTACGGTAAATTCGATAAGCGCATGATTGCGGATTTCGTTTTGGCTGCTTACAATGTAATTGCTTCAGTTTATGAAGCTGCAGGGTTTAAGCCAGAAGAAGTTCGTGAAATTTTGTGCATTGGAGAAGATACCGCTTTCCCTTTGACCAACATGAATGGTGATCTGGTGGAGTTCTTCGGAACTAACCCATCT